GAGCTGGTGGCCGAAGCACGGGGCATGGACCCCGAAGATGTGAAGGCGACGCAGGCCCGTGTTTATCGTGCTGACGAGGCTCTAGACAAAGGGTTAATCAATGCGGTAAAGACCGTCACCGAGGCTGTTCCTGCTTTCGTCGCGGAGCTGGCCGGTGACAACCCCGACGATGGAGACGACGACATGGACACGAAGCAGAAGTCGGAAGTTGCTTCCGTCGATTACGAGCGGATCGGCGCGCTGATCTCGACCGGCATCGGTACGGCAATGAGCGCGATGTTCTCGGCGCAGAACCGCGCGACCGCGATCAAGGATCACGGCAAGACGAAGAACCAGGTCGCCCTCGCTGCCAAGCTCGCCGCCAACGACAAGATCGACGAGGCGACCGCAATCGAGCTGATCGACGCCGCCGCCGTGGCCGCAGCGCCCGGCCCCAAGAAGCCCGGCAAGGGCAAGGGCGGCAAGGTCGCCGACCCCGCCGGTGACGACGATGGCGACGGCGACGAGGACGAGGACGCGGACGGCGACGACGGCGACGACGGCGACGAGGACGAGGCCGATCAGGCCCGCGCCCGCCGCCGCGAGAACCGCGTCGACGGCGTGAACCACCTCGACAAGGCGATGGGGCAGACCCGTTCCGAGCGCGCGGGCGCGGGCAACGGCAAGGACAGCCGTCAGACGGTCGACGCCGACGCCGCGGGCACCGATGCGTTGCTCGGCTCGCACGCCGCGATGACCGGCACCGATCTCCGCAAGCCGGGGAAGTAACCGGCGGGGCAACCCGTCACGGATGAAGCGCCCCCGGCCACCTGGTCGGGGGCAACAGGAGTAGAAGGCAATGGCAGACGACATCCAGCTCGCCGGTTATCGCACGGTCGGTACGTTCGTGCCGATCCAGCTTTACGCGGGCGAGAAGCAGCCGGTCACGACCCAGGGCGTCCTGAAGTCGGGCCAGAAGGTCGGCGAGCTGAACGCGCGCGGCGAGACCTACAAGTTCCCGGTCGTGTCCGAAGTCGCGGGCAAGCTCGTCGATTGGGACGGCAGCGCGCCGATCAAGGGCATCCTGCCCCACGCGCTCGACGCTTCGGCCACCGGCCGCAACGCCGACACGCCGACGCCGATCTTCGTGGAGGGCGTGTTCAACTACGAGGCGCTCGACCTCGACGCCGCGCTCTACGCTGACCTCCGCGCCGCGGAGCAGGCACCGGGCACCGCCATCACCTGGCAGAAGCTCTACTAAGAGCCGACACCGCCGCGCCGCCGCTAGGGACCGACTAGCCTAAGCATCAAAGAGGGAATTCTAGGTCATGTTCGATCTCTACAGCACGGCGTCGCTTCTCGGCGTTGTCCGCGTTACGCCCATCGACACGAGCTACTGGCTCGATCAGCACTTCCGCCAGCAGATCGCCTTCACCACCGAGGAGATCATGTTCGACCGCGTGAAGACGCAGCGCCGCCTCGCGCCGTTCGTGTCGCCGGTCGTCCAGGGTCGCGTCATGCGGTCGCAGGGCTACGAGACGCGCGCCTTCCGGCCCGCCTACTCGAAGCCGAAGCACGTGGTCGATCCCAACCGCCAGTTCACCCGCAACGCGGGCGAGGACATCGGCGGTTCGCTGACCCCGGCCGCGCGCTGGAACGCCGCCATCGTCGAGAACATCCAGGAAGAGCGCCAGGCGCTCCAGCGGCTCTTCAACTGGATGGCGGCGATGGCCGTGATCCACGGCAAGGTCACGATCACCGGCGAGGACTATCCGACCCAGGTCGTCGACTTCGGCCGCGATCCGCGCCTGACGCGCGTCCTGGCGGGCACCGCACGCTGGGGCGAGGCTGACGCGCAGCCGCTCCAGGACATCGCCGAGCTGCGCCGTATCTCCTTCGAGGAGTCGGGTTCGCCGATCAACCGCCTGACGCTCGGCCTGGAGGCGTTCGACCGCTTCTTCGCCAGCCAGGACGTGAAGGACTTGCTGAAGGGCGATTCCGTCAACGTCAACCGTACGTCGGACTCCACGCTGTCGGCGCTGGGTTCGGTGGACGCGCCCTACGAGTACCGCGGCGTGCTCCAGGGTGCCAACGGTCAGGGCCGCCTCGAAATCTACACGTACAACGAGCAGTACGAGAATTCGGCGGGCGAGACGGTCGACTATATGTCGCCGCTCGATGTGGTCGGCACCGGCAACGGTATCAACGGCGTCCGCTGCTTCGGCGCGATCCGCGACAAGCGGGCGGGCCTCCAGGCGCTCCCCATCTTCCCGAAGATGTGGGATCAGGAGGACCCGAGCGTCACCTACACGATGTCGCAGTCGGCCCCGCTCATGGTTCCGGCCAACACCAACAACAGCTTCCGCATCGTCGCCAGCGACGGGCAGTAAGCGGCTCCGGGGAGGCGGCAACGCCTCCCCGAAGTAACTTCCACGCAAAGAGAGGGCCTCCTCATGAGCAAGACCATCAAGCGGGTTCCGACCATCGGCATCACCGTCATCCGCGACGGCAAGCGCGAGACGCCGAAGATCGGCCTGGCCTTCGCCTTCACCGAGGACGAGATCAAGTCGGTGACGAAGCAGCACCCGACCGCGTTCCGCAAGCCGGTCAACGAGGACACCGAGATCGACGCCGCCACCGCGCCGGACGGCGAGGGCAAGCCGACCGGCACCGATACGCCGAAGCGCAGCAAGCGCGAGAAGGCCGCGCAGAAGGACAGCACGTCCGAGGCGGCCACCGGCGAGGAGAAGTCGGACGGGCAGTCGTCGAAGGCGGCTGGCGAGGACGACGAGGACGACGACATCTAAGATGATCCAGCGTCTATCCGACATCAAGCGCGACGCTCGCCTGTCCCTCCACGGGGAGCTAGGCGAGCCTTGCGTGTACCATGATCGCGATCTAGGCGCGCTCCCCTCTCCCGAGCAATCGGGGGAGGGCCTTATTCTGACGGCGCGGTTCGCCACGAAGCTGAAGACCGTCTCTCCTGTCGACGATGGCTTGTCCATCCTCGAAGGGATCGAGCGCCTCACCTTCCAGCAGCCGCAGCTCGACGCGCTCGGCATCCCCGAGCTTGACAGCGGCTCCCTGGTCGAATTCCCCGGCTACGGCCTCTCCTTCCGCCTGGACCAGCCGATGGACCCTGACGGCCCGCTCAACGTCTATTGGACGGTGACGAGGGCCTAATGGCGCGCGGCCGTAGCGTCGATCTCCGCGGGCTGATCGAGCTTGACGAATTCCTGGAGGCCGCGCCTGACCGGACCCGGCAGGCGGTCTCCTTCGCCATGAACCGCGTGATCGGCGGCCCTCAGGGTCTCGGGGCGTACCGCAACGCGATCCGGCAGCAGATCAACTTCCCGGCAGGCTACCTCAACGACGACCGCTTCGGCCTCGACCAGCGGTCCACGCCGGACAACCTCGTCACCAGCCTCGTCGCTCGGCAGCGCCCGACATCGCTGGCGCGCTTCGCCACCGGCGGCGTGGTCGGGGGTAAGGGCGGCGTCACGGTCAAGGTCAAGCCCGGCGGCGCGTCCAAGCGGTTCCGCTCGGGATTCCTCGTCCGGCTGAAGGGCGGCGAGGACGGCGGCAACATCGGCTTGGCCGTGCGGCTCCAGCCGGGGCAGACGCTCAACAAGACCGATCAGTCGAACATGGTCCACCTGGAGGCGAACGTCGTTCTCCTCTATGGCCCATCAATCGACCAGGTGCTAAACACGTCCGTCGCCGACGCCGAGACCCCCGAAGTGCTCGACAACGTGGCGACGGAATTCTACCGCCAATTCGCGAGGCTCACCGATGCTTGACGACGAAGCCGAGATTGTCGCCGCAGTCCGCGGGGCGGCGCACCGAATCGGCGACCCCCTGCCGCGCGCGCCGAAGCAGCTCCGCATCATCCGCAAGCTCGCGGCGATCTTGGAAGCAACTTCCGGCTACGAGGGCGTCAAGGTCTACCGCGGCCTGTCGACGCTGCCTGCCGGGCAGGCGGAAGATGCGATGTCGGTCCTGGAGGCCCCTCGCCCCGTGGTCGGGCAGGGCGCAGGCGAGCAAAACCTGAAGCGCAACGAGCCTTGGACGCTCCTGATCCAGGGGTGGCCGAAGGACGATCCAGACGAGCCGAGCGCGCCTGCCTACTGGATGAAGGCGGCCGTCGAGCGCCAGCTCGCATTGATCGTCGCCGAGCTGCCGGAAGGCGTGCAGCGCGACGATCCGGTCTACATGCTGGGCGGGGACATCGGGTCTTTAACCATCGGACAAGGTGTGGTACGCCCCGCTAGCGAGGGCGGAGCGTCACGTCTTGCCATGTTCTACCTGCCCCTGATTATCCAGATGACGACCGACGCTCTCAACCCATACGCCTAGTCCACGGAGGAAGAAATGGCAGACCAGGAAAACAACTACGTCGTCGGCCGCGGCCGACTGTTCTTCGGGCAGTTCCGCAAGGGCACCCGCAAGGCGCTCGGCCAGGCATACTTCGGCAACACGCCCGAGCTGTCGACTTCGCAGGACGAGGAAACCCTCGACCACTATTCGAGCGAGGCGGGCGTTCGCGTCAAGGACGCTTCGGTCACGCTCCAGAACGATGCGTCGGCGTCGTTCCAGTGCGACAATATCTCGAACCGGAACCTGGCGCTGTGGTTCCGTGGCGAGGTGGTCCGTCGTATCGAGGCCGGGTCGATGTCGGCCAGCGGCACGATCACCTTCTCGGTCGCGCCGCCCGCCGATGGCGACAGCGTGACGATCAACGGGATCGAGATCGAATTCACCAGCGGCGTCGCCGCGGGGATGCAGGTCAAGGTCGGCGGCACGCTGGCGGCCACGGCCACCGCGCTCGCCAACTTCATCAACGACAACACCGCGGCCCTGAAGGTCACGGCGGTCGCCAACGCGGCCATCGTCACGGTCACGTCGGCTTCGCCGGGCACCGGCGGCAACGATGACACGCTCGCCAAGTCGGGCGCGAACATCGCGGTCTCGGGCGCTGCCCTGGCCGGTGGTACGGACGTGACCGAGAACCTCGCCTTGGCGCGCGGCCTGTGGTTCCAGCTCGGCGTCGACGCGACGACCCCGCAGGGCGTTCGCAACGTCGGCTCGGTCGTCATCGCCGGGGTGGACGAGGACAGCTACATCGTCGAGGCCGACACCGGCCGCATCTTCGTCAACGAGGATGCCGCCGATGTCGCGGATGGCGGCATCTACGAGATCACCTACGGCGTCGCCGCCGCCGTCGAGGACATCGTGATCGCCAAGGGCGAGACTATCGAGGGCGAGCTTCTCTTCCTCGCGAACAACGCCGCGGGCGAGAACAAGGACTACCTGTGGCCGTACGTCAAGCTGACGCCGGACGGCGACTTCAGCCTGAAGGGCGACGACTGGCAGAACATGACGTTCAACGTCGAGATTCTGAAGCGCGACGCCGTGACCGAGCGCCAGATCATCACGACGCGCCGCCGGGCGGCCTGATTGCCTTCGGGCGACCGATCAGGTATCGAGAGGGCGGTTCCTTCGGGAGCCGCCCTTTTCGTATGCGAGGACCGCGCACATGCCTTTGTCCACCTACGTCGTTCCGCGGATCGTCATTCCGCTTGGCGGCGACAACTCGATGGCCGTTCGGGGGATCAACCTCGACGACTTCACCTTCCTCCTGCCTAACCACTTCGAGGCGATGAGCAAGGTCGTCGCGCTGTACCAGACGCACACCGAGTCCGTCTTCTCGTCGCGCGCCTTCACCGACTTCATCCTGGCGGTCGCCAAGGACTTCCCCGGTCTCCTCTCGGAAGTTATTTCCTTGTCGACGGACGAGGACATGGCGGAGGTTCGCAAGGTGAAGCTGCCGATGTCGATCCAGCTCGCCGCGCTCTCGGCGATCCTGAAGCTGACGGTTGAGGAGGCCGGTGGCCTGGGAAACCTTATCGGCCAGCTCCGCGCCGCCGCCGGAAAGGCAATGGCGGAAGCGGC